GCAGAGTAGGCGTTAGCTCTCCGTTCCGACGGGGAGGAGGTTCTAGCGTCCCCTTTGAATTTTTATTTATAAAGGAGTCATATGAAAACAACAACGCAAATGACACTTGTTGAAATAAACAAGCTAATTCCATATATCAACAATGCCCGAACCCACTCGGTGGAGCAGATAAACAAACTGCGTTCAAGCCTTCGTGAGTTCGGGTTTATTAATCCCGTAATTATCGATAAGGACTACGGCATTATTGCAGGTCACGGACGAGTCCTTGCCGCAAAAGAGGAAGGCATCGAAAAGGTGCCGTGTGTTTTAGTGGACTATCTTACTGAAACGCAGAAGAAAGCGTACATACTCGCAGACAACCGAATGGCACTTGATGCAGGCTGGGACGAAGAGCTTTTGAAACTTGAAATTGAAGCTTTGCAAGGTGAGGCTTTCGATATCGGTCTTACGGGTTTTGACGAAAAAGACCTTGCAGACCTTTTCAAAATGGACGTGGGGGATGTTAAGGACGATGACTATGACCTCACGGCAGCTCTTGAGAAAGCAGCCTTTGTAGAAAAAGGCGATGTGTGGGTTGTAGGCAGACACCGTCTTGTGTGTGGTGATGCTACAAACGAAGAGGACGTGGCAAAGCTAATGGACGGCAAGAAAGCAAACCTAATTCTTACCGACCCGCCTTATGGTGTTTCCTTCAAGTCTTCAAGCGGTCTTACTATCCAGAACGATAGTATGAAAAACGATGAGTTTTATAATTTCCTGCTTGCCGCTTTCAAAAATATGGTGGCACATCTTGAACCGGGTGGTGGTGCTTATGTATTCCACGCTGACACCGAAGGTCTTAATTTCCGTAAGGCTTTTATTGGCGCGGGACTTCACCTTGCCGGGTGTTGCATTTGGGTTAAAAACTCACTCGTGCTTGGTAGATCTGATTACCAATGGCAGCACGAACCCGTGCTTTACGGCTTTTTACAAAACGGCAAGCATAAGTGGTTCTCTGACCGAAAGCAGACCACCATTTGGAACTTTGATAAACCTAAACGCAACGAAAACCATCCAACGAGCAAGCCTCTTGACCTGCTTGCGTATCCGTTAAAGAACTCTACGCAGGCAAACGCAATCGTGCTTGATACCTTTGGTGGTTCAGGCTCAACTCTTATGGCTTGCGAAGGCTCTAATAGGATTTGTTACACGATGGAGCTTGACGAAAAGTACGCATCGGTCATTCTTAGACGATACGTTGAGGACACCGGGGATAACGAAAATGTGTATGTTATCCGCGATGGTGTGAAGATGCTGTACGCAGACCTTGTAAAGGAGGTAGAGCTAAAAAATGAATAAGCTAACACTAGGCAGTCTTTTTGACGGTTCGGGTGGCTTTCCCCTCGGTGGTATCCTTACAGGTATTACGCCTGTTTGGGCATCGGAGGTGGAGCCTTTTGCTATCCGCGTAACCTCTAAAAGAATGCCTTTTTTGAAACACTACGGTGATATATCTCAAATGGACGGCAGCAAGATAGAACCCGTGGACATTATAACTTTCGGTTCGCCTTGCCAGGATATGAGTGTGGCAGGCAAACGCAGTGGACTTGACGGTAGTAGGTCAAGTCTTTTTTATGAGGCCGTCCGTATTATTAAAGAAATGAGGAGTGCAACAAATGGAAAATATCCAAGATATATCGTATGGGAAAACGTCCCAGGCGCATTCTCAAGCAACAAAGGACAAGACTTCAAAGCCGTCCTCGACTCGCTCATCGGGATTGTCGAAGAGGACACCGAGGTGCCTATGCCTGACAAGGGCGAATGGGCATACGCAGATTGCTACATGGGAGACGGATGGAGCCTTGCTTACCGAGTTCTCGACGCTCAATTCTGGGGAGTTCCCCAACGCCGCCGTAGAATCTACCTTGTCGCAGATTTTAGAGGTAGGAGTGCCTATGACATATTATTTAAGTCCGAGGGCTTGTCAGGGTATTCTGCGGAGGGCTTCTGTGCGTGGCAAAGAGCTGCCAACTGTACTGAAGAAAGCACTTGTGGCGCAAAGCTCGGCTTTGACGGATACAACGGAAACTTAACGGAGGATGTTTCTTCCACGCTTGGCGTGAACTGTGGAATGTCTACGGGCAGGTGTGGTGTGATTGAGGAATCGTCCGTGTTTGAAAACCATAGCCAAGACACTAGGTACAAAGGTCCCCTTGAGGTAGCACCGATTGTGTCAGCTACATACGGAATGGGCGGAAACAATCAACCTTTCGTAGTGGAAAAAGCTAGGCTTTGGAACGGTGATACCGTTGCGCCTACGCTTACAACCAAGAATGCCGGGGGCAACCAACGAATGCCTGACATCGGTAATTTTAATTGTGTGCTAGAACCCTTCGGTATTTCCGCAAAGGATAGCAACGCAATGAAATCCAAGAACCCCAATAGTGGTGTGTACAAAGCCAAGACGTCAAGATGTTTAGACGCCAACGGTGGTAATCCCTGTTGCAATCAAGGCGGTATTGCCGTTGTGTGTATAGACCAAGGCGGTGGCAAGTCCGGGTGCAACGTGTCCGTAGAGCAATCTCCGACACTCACTTGCACACACGGTGGTGAACCTGCTATTTGCATTCAAGGCTCCGTCATAGGTCGCAAGGACGAGAACGGTCCCCTTGGTAGTGGGTTAAACGAAGAAAAGTCCTTCACTTTGAATGCCACGGATAGACACGCAGTTTTTGCTATGACCACGGGTAGCTTTACGCAGGTGGAGGAAGAAAAATCTCCTACGCTTATGGCAAGGGACTATAAAGACCCCAATGCCGTAATTTATGCTATTGACCGTGAGGCTTACAACGCAGGAAAGAATTTCAAGAGAGGTCTTGGTGTAAACGATGACGGTATCAATCCCACGCTTACTGCATCGGGACCTTCCGCCGTAGCATATTCCTTTGACCAGGGTGCTTGCAGAGATGTTGGCGCATTGTTTTTAGAAAATACATCCAAAACGCTCACAAACGGCTCTTGCCCAGGATACCATAACGGAGTGGTTGATACCGATTACGCGGTACGAAGATTAACTCCCACCGAGTGTGCAAGGCTGCAAGGTTTTCCCGATAGGTGGTGCAAAGACCTAGGAACGGAAAAGCCTACGGACGAAGAGGTTTATTTCTGGTATAAGGTGTTTGAAACCCATCGCAAAATCACGGGTGGCGATAAACCTAAAACGGATAAGCAAATCCGTTCCTGGCTCAAAAAGCCGTACTCCGATTCCGCCGAGTATAAACTTTGGGGCAACGGAGTGGCTCTGCCTTGCGTAGTTTTCGTGCTTGCGGGAATTGTATGGGCAAATGATAATTTTTCTTAAACTATGCCCAAAATGACTTGATATAATTTTTGTTTTGAGCAATATATAGTACTACCAAAATTAAAGGCGGAGGCTGATGTTATGAAAAGACAATTGTCTCAAAAATTCATTGAGGAATTAAGAGAATTCTACGCACCCGGCACTAGGGTTAAGCTCGTTAAAATGGACGATATCCAAGCGCCACCCGTTGGCACGATTGGTGTTGTATCCCATGTTGACGATATTGGCACAATCCACGTGAATTGGGAAAACGGCTCTTCCCTCGGTGTGGTATTCGGTGAGGACAAGGTCGAGGCAATTGATACCGTAATCACCATTTGCTACCACAAAAAGCAGGTGTGGGTAAAAAGGCAGGATGCCATTGACTTTTTCTACTGTGGGATGTGCAACTCCGAAGGTAGTGAAAGAGAGCGTTACACCAATATTTACACCCAGCTTTTAGCAGGAAAAAACGTGTGTAAAGACACCAATTTTTAAGGCAAAAAAAGATTAAAATTCGTTGAATTTATTATCAAAATAGTAGCGAAAATGACTGGATATATATGTGTTTATGCGGTAATATACACATACAAAAAGCAAAGGAGAGCTACTATGACAAACCAAATTAAAACCCAAATCGAAGAGATGAAAAAGCAGACCATCGGGGTCGAGATTGAGATGGCAAACATCACAAGAGAAAGAGCCGTAAAGGTAATCGCAAAGTTCTTTGGAACGGAGGCTACGGTAAGACACGATGGAGGCGGCTACGATGCTTGGAGCTGCGCAGACCCCCAAGGCAGAAGATGGACAATCACAAGGGACAGCAGTATAAGAGCAAGAACCGAAAGCGAGAAAGCAGAGCTTGCAACCCCAATTCTTACATACGCAGACATTGAGGATTTGCAAGAAATCGCAAGACAACTTCGCAAAGCGGGTGCGGTTTCCAACCCTGAACACGGATGTGGAGTTCACGTTCACATTGGCGCAAACGGACACAACGCAAAAACCCTTCGCAACCTGGCAAACATTATGGCAAGCCACGAGGCACTTTTGAGTGAGAGCTTGAAACTCGATAGCTACCGAATCAACAACTATTGCAGAACGGTTGATACCGAGTTCTTGAAAAAGCTGAATGCCCGCAAGCCTAGCACGATGTCGGCACTCGCAGACATTTGGTACGGAACGCAGAACGCAAACTTCGGTAGAAGCCACCATTACAACGGTAGCCGCTACCATATGCTCAATCTCCACGCAACCTTTAGCAAAGGCACGGTTGAGTTCAGGCTTTTCCAATTCGACAACCCCACGGCAGAGAGAAAGGGCGGCATTCACGCAGGACAGCTTAAGAGCTACATTCAGCTTTGCCTTGCACTTTCCGAGATGGCAAAGGTGGTAACGAAAGCAAGTAGCATTCCCCAACAGAATGACAACCCCAAATACGCAATGAGAACTTGGCTCCTTCGCCTTGGATTCATTGGTGACGAGTTTGCAACGGCAAGAGAAATCCTTACGAGAAACCTTCGCGGTGACGCGGCTTTCCGTAACGGCAGAGCGATGTAAGGGGGTGAAAATATGAAAAAATACTACTTAGCTTACGGCAGTAACCTTAATATTGAACAGATGCGATACCGTTGTCCCACTGCAAAAGTGGTGGGGACGGCTATCATAAAGGACTATGAGCTGCTTTTCAAAGGCAGTAAAACGGGGTCTTACCTTACGATAGAAAAATGCGATGGTGAGTATGTTCCCGTTGGTGTGTGGGAGGTCACTCCCCAAGACGAGTTGAACCTTGACAGGTATGAAGGCTATCCTAGTTTTTACTACAAAACGGAAATGACGGTCAGCCTAAAACTGCCAAGTGGCAAGTATAGGAAAATCAATGCGTTTGTATATATAATGCACGAGGATAGACCGCTTGGAATACCGAGTCCTTATTATGTACGCACCTGTATGAACGGATATTTTGCTTTCGGTTTCAAGCGGGAGCATTTAATCAAAGCCATAGAAAAATCAAAAGGAGAGTCAACCGATGAAGGAAATTATTAAAACCATATGCCCCAAGTGTGGGCAAGAATATTCAGGACATCCGAGCCTTTCAAGGGTAGATAATCAAACCCTTGTTTGCCCCGATTGTGGGACGAGAGAGGCTCTTGAGAGTATGGGGTTGCCCGACGATGAAATTGAAAAAATCGTTGCAACCATTCACGCTCAACAGGTAAAATAAAAAGCAAAAATATAGTTAGCACTCCACGGAAAGGCTACCGAGAATATCGGTGGTCTTTTTCGTTGTGCTTATGGAGGTGAGAGTATCAGAAAATTAAAGAAATATACTCCGACAAAATTCAAAGCAAAGGACTCCACCTATAACAAGGCGGCTGCCGATTATGCCGTAAATTTCATTGAATGTCTATGCCATACCAAAGGCACTTGGGCAGGAAACAAGTTCGAGCTTATTGATTGGCAAGAGCAAATCATAAGGGATATTTTTGGCACACTCAAGCCTAACGGTTATAGGCAATTCAATACTGCCTATATTGAAATTCCTAAAAAACAAGGCAAAAGTGAGCTTGCCGCCGCGGTGGCATTACTCTTAACTTGTGGTGATGGTGAGGAACGTGCCGAGGTCTACGGTTGTGCGGCGGATAGACAGCAAGCCTCGATTGTATTTGAGGTTGCGGCGGATATGGTTCGTATGTGTCCAGCTCTAAATAGAAGAGTAAAAATACTTACGGCAACCAAGCGTATTGTATATCTTCCTACGAATAGCTTTTACCAGGTGCTTTCCGCCGAGGCTTATTCCAAGCACGGCTTTAATATCCACGGTGTTGTTTTTGATGAGCTACATACCCAGCCAAACCGAAAACTCTTTGATGTTATGACAAAGGGTTCGGGTGATGCCCGTATGCAACCGTTGTATTTCCTGATCACCACGGCGGGAACGGATACACATTCCATCTGCTATGAAACTCACCAGAAAGCCAAGGACATCCTTGAAGGCAGAAAAATTGACCCAACATTCTATCCCGTAATTTATGGCGCAGATGATGGGGACGATTGGACAGACCCCAAGGTATGGAAGAAAGCTAACCCTTCCCTTGGAATAACGGTAGGGGTGGATAAAGTAAAAGCAGCTTGCGAGTCGGCAAAGCAAAATCCCGCCGAGGAAAATTCCTTCCGTCAGCTAAGGCTTAACCAATGGGTCAAGCAGGTGATGCGGTGGATGCCTATGGATAAGTGGGATAAATGTAAAATAGCCATTGACGAAGAGGCTCTTGAAGGTCGTGTTTGTTATGGTGGCCTTGACTTGTCTTCCACCACGGACATCACGGCTTTTGTTTTAGTCTTTCCGCCAACCTCGGACGATGACAAATATACGATTTTGCCGTATTTTTGGATTCCCGAAGAAAATATAACACTACGTGTTAACCGTGACCACGTGCCGTATGACCTATGGCAAAAGCAAGGTTATCTTGAAACCACCGAGGGCAACGTTGTTCACTATGCGTATATAGAGAAATTTATCGAAAAACTCGGTG